AAAGAATCTTTAAGAGATGTCTTTAAAAAACTAGCAGATGATTACTACACTTTTGGTAATGCATATATGGAATGCGTTATATATGATGGTGGAGTTAATCTATATCATTTAGATGCAACTACTGTAAGAATGTCTAAGACTAAGAAAGAGGTTTATATAAATTCTGATTGGTGTAAGTATTGGAATAATGATTCAAAAATAAAAAGGCTTCCTATATATCCTAGGGTAGCTCACAATAAGTTTGTAATTCACTTTAAGGATTACGAGCCTACATTCCAATTTTATGGGCTTCCTGATTATGTAGCCGCACTAGAGCATATCTGTGTTGATTATGAGATAGGTAAATGGAATCACACTAAATTCTTAAATGGCTTTCAACCTTCAGCTATTGTAGAAATAAATGGAGATATGGGCGAAGAAGAAGCTCAAAAAATGGTTAGAGAAGCTCAAAAGAAATTTGTAGGAGAAGGGAACAATGGGAAGATATTATTTATAGTAAAGAATGGAGATACATCTCCTGCTAATGTTCAGATTATAAAAGATGACCAAGAGGGTAGTTGGATTGATTTACAACAAATAACTGACCAAAATATTATAACCGCTAACAGATGGCAGCCATCATTATCGGGTATTGTTAGTTCGGGTAAAATGAATAACACAGGAAGTGAGATTAGAATTGCTTATGACTTAGTAATGACAACGGTAATTAGAGATACTTCTGAACTAATACTAAATGGAATAAGAACAGTTCTTTATAAAGAAATGGGTTATGACCCTAGTGATTTAAGGATACATTACGACCCCCCAATATCTTATGCAAATGATGTAGATATTAGAGAGATTTTAACTATAAACGAGCAAAGAGCTTTGATTGATGAGGACTTGCCTATGCTAGAAGATGGAGATATGTTTGTTGCAGATAGAGAAATTATAGTTACAGAGAGAGATTTAGACGGAGATGGAGATGTTGATGAAAGTAAAGAAATAATAGTAGAACAATAAGATATGGGGAACACTAAACAATACGATACGCTAGTAACTGCAGGAGAGGTAATTAACAAGACCTTTACTAATAAAAATACTGATCCTGTTCTTGTTTCAGAGAACACTATTGTTTTATCTGAGTTGGCTCATATAAGACCTTTACTTGGGGATAAATTCTATGCGGAATTAAAACTTGAACACGATACATCAACATTAACTGCTGCTAATAAGGAGTTTATGGACTACTACTTAGATGATTGCTTGTCTTGGTTTGTTAGGTTTGAGGTTGTAAATGATATAATGAGTAATATATCGTCTAGTGGGGTTGTTAATAATATAGATGAGTTTTCAAGAATAATTAATCAAGATACATATAACACTTTTAAGCAAGACACATATAGAAAGGCAGAGATATTTGCTAGAGATATGATGGATTTTTTAAATGGTTCTGACCAAAATGGTTTATACCCTACATTTGAAAGTAATTGTCCCAAGAGTATGAGTGATACATATAAGAATCATGGAATGATATTTTATGATAGCATATATGGAGGTTATTCAGGGGTTGAGGCTTGCAGCTCTTGTGTTTCTGTAAGTGGATGTAATTGTAACGACTGTTAAAACAAAATAAAATGGCTTCAAACGAACATAAAAATTTATTAGATGCAAATAGGCACTTTCCTTTAGGGAAAGAGTCTGCAGATAACAATACTTATTTAGGGAAATTAAATGGAGTTACTTATGATGACAGGGGGGGAGCCCTTTCTTGGAGTCATTCTTTAGAAACATTTATATTAAGGAGTTATACCCCTACTACTGCTGTGGCTGTAGCAGCAGGAATAGATTTTATACGGATGCCTTATGATTTTAGACTAACAGATATTAGGGTTGGGTTTAATACAGCTTCAACAGGAGAAACCACTATAGATGTATTGGAGGGAGGAGTAAGCGTTCTTTCTACTCTTATAACTGTAGACGCGTCAGAACAAACATCTGTTACGGCCGCAGTTCCTTTGGTTATATCAGATTACGCTTTAGCAAATGATGCTGTGATTACTTTTGATGTTACTGCAGTAGCAGGCACTCTAGCAACAGGAATTAAAATATCACTAATAGGATATAGAACAACATAAAAATGAGAACAATAATGAACGGGAACATGAAAGATACGGTTGAGGTTTTAGCTGCAAATGGGGGTGTAATAGGGTTGAGCTTGAGTGAGTGTAATGAGTATTTGCTTTTTACATCAACTTTATTGGCAATAGCCTTTACAATATATAAATTTATAAAATTAAAAAGAAAATAAGATGGCAGGGACAATAACACAAACAGACTTAATTGTTAGGATAAGTGAAAGTATTTCTTTAAATGGTGTGGAGTATGGAAATACTATTTCAAAATCCTTTGCGGGTAATGGAAAGGTTGACCAAAGGATAATGACAATTTTAGGTAAGGGGATAGCAGGTACATCTTTCACAACAATCCTTAAGCTATCTACTTTGGATGCTAGAGGTCAAGTGATTGTAGCAGACTATTCTTATTTTAGAATTACAAACACAGACACTATTAATGCCCTAACATTAGAGCTTGGAGATGGCGCTGATTATGTATATATTAATGTTGAGGCAGGAGAAACATTTTTATTAATGAGTCCAGAGATTGATAGCTTAGCAGCTTCAGGATTGGTAACTTTTCTTGATATACAGGAAATAAATGGACAAAGTGCTAGTGCTGATGATAGTATAGACATTGAATATATTGCGGTTACTAAAGGTGGTGTGTCGTCGTAATGGCAAAACAATCCACACTTACATTTAGGGGAAATCGTCAAAAAAAAAGGAAAGGTGTGCATAGCAAAAATTCTTCAAAATGTCAAAATGGCTATAAGAAAAAATATAGAGGACAAGGAAGGTAGGGCTAACCTATTGCTAATCAGAGATACTTTTACTAATAAATCAGTAATTGGAAAGCTCTATTGCAATGCAGAATTTATTTCACATACACTAGAGCTAGCGTGGAGGGACAACGAAAAAAGTGTATCTTGCATCCCTGAAGGAGAATATGCTTGTAGGGTAAGATTAGCTAGAGAAAGTGGAAGTAGAGATTATGTCCACTTGCTAGTTCAAGATGTCCCTGATAGGAGTTGTATCCTTTTTCATAGGGGAAATTACCCTTCTGATAGTAGAGGGTGTATATTGACAGGAACTCATAGAGCACAGAGTTCTGATAAAATTTTAGAAAGTAAACTGGCTCACGCTTACCTAATGGATTATATTTTAGGTAATCAATTAAGTAAAAAAATAAATTTAATAATTAAAAATAGATAAAAATGAAAAAAATAGTTTTAATGGTGGTAGTTGTTTTGACTTCGTTATGTGCTTCAGCGCAATATACGGTAATTAGCAACATAGATTTTCCAACTGATAATGAAGGTTGGGCGACCGAAAATATAACAAACAGTATGGGTATAGGATATTCCTTAGATGGTGGCTATATGATTGGGTTAAGAAAAAGTGGAGATGATTATGATGTGTTCGTTAGATATAATATGAATGATAATTTATATCTATCTGCAGATTTACCAAAAGAAAATACATTTGACAACGCTAGAGTTGGGGTTGGTTATTCTGTAAGCTTTTGGGGCAATATGTATGTAGAGCCAAATTATAGTGTAAATTTGGATTCAGAAGTTGAAGATAGCGGTAAGTTTAGTTTAGGAATATCCTATAAGCTTTAGTAATAATAATTTAAAAAATAAAAGAAAATGAAAAATTGGTTAATTAAAGCAATGTTAAAGAGTAAGAAATTCTGGTATGCTATTTCAGCAGTAGTAGTTCCTGCTCTAGTTACTTATTTAGGAGTAGATGTTTCAACTGCAACAGATTTATATCATGCTTTACTTGTTTTGATATTAGGACAGGGAATTGCTGATTCATCAAAAAAATAGTGTATGTTTGTATTCCTTGAATGAGTGTTTTCATTTAGGAATAGTTAGTAGTTAAGAGTGAGAGGTTAATAACTTCTCACTTTTTTTTTATATATATAATTATTTTAATTAAATTTGAATATGAAAAAATCAGGCAAAAGACTAAGGCTATCATCTGATGAGGTTGAATTAATCAATGAATCAAGAGGGGAAGATTTAGATAATATTAACGGAAATACTGCTTTAGACATACATCTACAAGATAGAGGTATAGATAAAAAAGATATTGTTAGTGTTAAGCATTGGCAGAATATGGGAGGGGATTTACGCTTTTCTATAGTAACTAAAGAACAATCTGCTATTGAACAAACAGATTTACTAGAAGATGTTAAAGCTCTTATAGATAATCACGCACCTACTTATTCAAAAATTAAAAGAGTAAAAGGGGATAATCTACTTATTATAAATCCTGCTGATATTCATATTGGTAAACTAGCAGTAGCTTCAGAAACAGGAGAAGATTACAATACAGATATAGCCTGCGCTAGAGTATTAGAAGGTATTGAAGGTCTTATAAGCAAATCTAAAGGATTTAATGTTGATAGGGTATTATTCTGTATTGGTAATGATATACTCCATACAGATGGTGTTCTTTCTACAACTACTAGAGGTACATATCAGGACACAGATAAGAAATGGTGGCAACATTATGAGATAGCGTTAGAACTTTATGTTAAATGTGTTGAGATACTTAGACAAGTAGCACCTGTAGATGTGGTTCATTCAATGTCTAATCATGATTTCCAAAGTGGATTCCATTTAGCTCACGCATTACAATCTTGGTTTAGAAAAGCTGATGATGTTTCTTTTGACATATCAGTTGCTAATCGTAAGTATTAC